GTCTTAAATAATAGTTTAACCAATTAAATCATATTAAAATAACCAATAAGTCGCACCGATTTGGAGGTTTAAAAGAAACTCAATACCCCTTACATCCACCCTGAGGGTGGTTCTTGAATATTAAGAACTTGACGTGACTAAGGCCAAGCAACCACCCCCAAAACACTCATCCATCCATCGTCGCTGGCGGTCCTGTAAAGAACCCGAACTTAAAATCGGGGCCACCGGCTCTGAACAAAACGGCACTACCAATAGAACCAAGGACTCCCATTGATACCGTATTGACAAGAACATCGTTGAAAACGGTGCCATTATCATACGGCATGAATGGGGCATTGGTAAACCAAGGCGCTGAGCACTCTAACATATTGTTTAAACGAGAGTTAACTACAGTCGACATGGTTTCTGGGTACACGCTTGTAACAGGTCCAGTGGTCTCAATTCTAGATCCGGTGGGATGCGCTCTTGCAATAAGAAGCGCATCCCCACCAGTATCAGATTGGGTGGACAAAACTTTCCATCTCTGAGAACCAGACACAAACGTAAAACACAAAGAGACAAAATCGAGCATACTACCGTAGTAGAGTGATCGAACAGTTGACAAAGCAGGTGCTGAAGTATAAGAGTGAGGTATATTTATTTGCACATTTGAAGGAGCATCGAAAGAAGTGTAGATTGTAAATCTCTTCACCATCTCGCTAAGTGAGGCAATTTGCTCGGAGGTAACGTAGTTGCAACCATCGGCGTCATTAGTTTTCATAATTAAATGAGAAGCACTAACACCCATGTTTGCATCATTGTCATCGTCGACCAAAACTTGCGCCACCGGGCGAGGTGGTGTTGGAGTAGGAATAAACACTGGAGTTTGCTTTAGAAGAACATTACATCTGAATTTCATATCGTCAGAAGAAATCCAACAATTAATTGGAATTGTGGATGGAACTGCTTCGGAATAAACGAGAGGATTAATTACGGAAACTGTTAAGGTTCCGCAGCCAACCGACTCGCTCATTACGGCAGTACTCGAATGAGCCTGACAATATTTCATCAGAGTTGAAGAGACAAAAGGTACACGCACCGCAATTTCACTTTGTTTCCTCAGATCCCACACGAAACTATAGTTATTGTCCGAAGACGAATAATTAGTTCCGGTGAAATTTGGGGTAAATGAAATGCGAAGCCTGCCAGAATGAAAAATAGTTTTTGCTGCAGAAAATCTGTAGATTAAACTACCTCTCCAAAATGCAAATAAAAGAGAAAGAAAAGAAAGAGGAGTATTAAAGCTAACACCGCCAGAATATGGCGCACATTGCGGAGAGACCGGAAAGTACGCCAAAGTAGCGTCCACGGCATCTTCCTTCTTCCAGTTAAAGGTACCAACAATTGCTTCTCGCTTGCATATAGCAGCGATAGAATCGTCGTTATCCAAAACTGGGGTAGAAGTAGAGGTGCCGCGAAATGCTGCCAATTCAACCGATTGATCGTTAGAATCAATGTTTGTATAAGCAGCACCTGGTAGCTGAGAAAAAGTTTTATGTTGTGATGATGCATCATCCATTACCTGGGCTACAGGACGGATGGCTTCCTGTTTAATATAGGTCTTTTCACCAATATTAAATTTGCGAACGGTTGGAAAGACGATTGGAGCCGCTGTCGGAACAGAAACTACAGGATCGTCCATCCAAACCCACAAGGTATAGGAAGCTGTAGTTGGTAAAGTTACAGATGTTAGTTTGTTGATAACTACCAAATGCAAAGTGCCAAGGTATTGAGATGTTGCATCACGAAGATTGAGAGCATTATAAGGATGAGCAAATGGGATTTCAAGTTCCACAGAGTTTCCAGAGTTAGCATCAATTTCAACATGAGGAAAAACAGAAATTCCTGTCTTCGAGTTATGACAAAGGTTTTTGGACCCCTGGATAGATTCCATTGGTCTCCAAACTAGAAGCATCTTTCCAAGTTGCGTTGGTTCGCCATTAACCTGCAATCGGGCTTTCAATTTTGTTCGCAAGAACGAAAAGTTTGAAAGTTTATCCCTAATTGCAGAGTTAGCGGCGAACAAAGCTCCTGGGAGATCAACTTCAGCTAGAGACGGCAAAGATGTCATATCAACTGGAATGAGAGGAACTTCTGCCACTGTTGAAGACCAAGATCCGCTAAGAACACGGGTTGGCCTACCACAGATAGAAGTAAGAGAGTTTAGCTCAGATTGAACCAAAAGAGAATTAGGCAAAGTCTGAGGCATAGATGTTACATCTAAAGTAGAGTCATCATGGAATGTGGTAACTTGTTCTTTAGAAATAACAGTTGAGTTGGTAGAAGTAGAATTTTGAGACATAGTCTCAGAGATTTGTGATTCAGTTGTTGCAACTCAGTAATTTAAGGTCGATTGAAGAAACTGAGTTAGCCATTCTTCAGGACCCACCATATCAATAGCCTGGATTTTAAGTGGCACACATTGATAAATAGGGGTAAATACCCCTCCACTTGGAACGGTCAGTGTTGACATTATCGCTACATCGTTTCCAACTAGGATTCGGGATTTGCTGCTCGATAGTTATGGTGATCACACACGAGCCCTATTCCTAGATTTAAAAGGGGAAACCAACTTCGACGTCGAAGAGAGTTCGGCACCTCGGTGGGGGAGAGGCGTTCCCCGAGTTGTCGCCGTTGGAGGAGGGATTGCCGGGGCAATCACTCCTAGAACGGCGGCAACCCGGAAAACGACTCTCCCGCACCAAGGAACCGAACTCAGATCGACGACGAAGTGGGTTTCCTTCGACAGTAGGGCAAAGCCCTAGCGTCTAAAAGAAGTGACGTTCTAGTTCCTGAACTCGATAGAAGGACCATGAATAGATTTCAAGATACTCCTTCGATACTTTTGACCAAGCCTCGTTCATCTTAAGGACAAACTCATCAAACACCGACTTAGAATGCAATCCCATTTCTGAGACGGCAGTCATGATGTTCTCATAAGTATTTTCCTTAATATTTAGAGGTCCGCGCACCCAATTGGGTATTTCACGAATAGTCGCAATATCGAGAGGAGCAATCCATCGTTTCTGATCAGGGTCGAACACAAAGTGTCGTTTCAGGAACTTAACGTCAGAGAGTTTTCGAAATAGAAGGGCTTCACCCGTCTTGGTTTCGTCGGTATAGGTCATTCCGATTTCAGCGAACCCCTCCGTTATGGTAGTCTGATTAAACCAGGCTAAGATATCGGGGGAGATACACGTTACATCATCATCACCATATGCACAACGAGAAACAGTACGATTGAAATCCTTCATAGTTAGTTGGAGTTGATTCCTTTTGACCAAAATCATGAACACTATTCGTAATAACAAGTTATTGACAATAGAATTAAGAATCGCCGTCAACGGATTTCCTGATGGTTGAGAGTGCGTCCAGATATACACATTGTTTCCACAAATGTGTACACTATTCACAAGCTCTTCCCACAGGGTTCGCCGAATCTGGTGATCGTCTTCATTACGAGGGTTCGTAGGATCGTCATAAAAGTCATGAATCAAGTCATACACGGCCCACAATAAAGCGGCAAGGAGAGAACCATCAAAGTTGGCGAAATCGCCAGCAATGACAGCATCCCCGTACTTTTTCAAGTGGGTCGCCAACTTGGTCCAATCAGGTCCAAAGGGATTAATTCCAACAGCAATTTCGTTATCAATTCGATTTGTCATGACATGCGCAAGAAACCCAAGAAAATACTTTCGAACCACAAGGATATAATCCATGGGCCCGGCAGAAAAGACTCGAGTTTTCCCAGCTCGCACTTTTTCAAATGGTCGCCGTTCATCTTTGAGCGTGTCAATCCAAACCGTTGGAGTACGAATATTCTTGCGCGCATTTTCCTCATAGAGGCGAATTCGCGCACGAACTTCATCATCCAACTTGAATTCCGTTTCCTCGCCTAACCACTGAGCTTTTCCGATCGAACCGTGCTTTCGCTTTTTCGACCATCCAAACCCAGGGGAAGAGCGGCGATTAACTGCCGCCAGAAACTGCTCGCCTTCGATACCAGACACCGCTTCTTCATCACTGAAGACGCGTTTAAATTTAGGATCGATATTGGCGAGCAGCTTCGGGCGATAGCTATCACAAGCGTCATCAATAAGGGATTGTTCCACAGTCTTGGACGGGATACCAGCCTTCTTCAGCCCCAACTGCATTGGGTCCACACCATCTCTGGTAGGGCGCAACGCAGATGGAGCTGTAGTAGGCTCGTAAGCCAGTCCATGAATGAGGGACGGACGGAGAGAAGTTTTGCTGGGAGACACATACAACGTATCATGCTTACCTACAGGGATAAAATCCCCTTCGGGAAGATCACACGATTGATCGCAAATTAACTCATCTAAATTAAGAACCACCTGGGCTACAGGAGGGCAAGTCTTCAGAGTTAATTCGAGATCAGATCGTGTGATAGACGTTGCATAAGCAAATCCTTGGTGAGCGCAAACATGAATACCTAAAATTTTCCGCTGTAACGCGGTGTTGCTAGCCACTAACATGGCACCACAATCACCGGGAACAGTTTCCATGGGGTAGGCATAGTGTTCACGTATTCTAATAGTCCTCGGATTTGGACCAGCAATGAGATCATATTCCAAAATTTCCAGACCGTTATCTTCAAACATTTCTACATTTTTCCCAACACAGTCCATTATCGTCCCGACATGATGCGAAATCGCTTTCATACCACCAGTGATCTTCAAACCTACCAAATTCGCTCGCACGGATTGGAGTTTGAGTTCCACTGGTGTCATGAAATGATCCACAATGTCGGGATGACAAGGACAATGCCGAGGAAACACAATTAACATTGCATCCTTTTCATGACCAGATCTTGTCGCGAGTTCATAGAATTCGAGAGAAGAGGTCAGGAATCGGAGGCCAGATCTATTATATGGGTTCCTTAAAATTATAGCTTTGGACATTTGGAGAATCTCCTTAGTGTGATGCACTGTTAGAGCAACCCTCCCACGAATAAAAGTAATATTAAGACGTTCCTTCTCATTTCCTTCGTCATCTTCAGTGTAGAGACGATAAAGAGAAGAAAAAATTTTATTACTAATTAAATCGTAGGAGTTTTGATCTATCACTGCTTCACACATTGGAAGACTAGCCATCTCAACCATGTTGCGAGTATTTCTTGTACTAGC